AATGAAGGCTCTTGAGATGCAACAGCTTCATTAGCATTAGAAACCTCTGCGTCTACAACTTCAGCAGCATCAAGAGCATCTTCGATTTTTACTTCTTCAACAGAAGCAGTCGAAAGCTTTTTAGCTACCTCTTCATCGATACGAGCTTGGATTTGAGAATTAAACTCTGCTTGAACCTCTTTGTTTTTGGTCTTCCAAAGGATATCAAGTTTAGAGGCAAATGCTTCATAAGAAGCTTCGTCTCCAAGATCTTTAAGCTCAGAAGCGAGGAATTCACGGTCTTGTTCATCAAGTTCGAATTTCTCGTCAATCTGATCCATACGAGTATTGAACGAAGCAATAGCTTCTTCAGCTTTCTTTTCGTTCTCAAAAGAAACGATTCGCTCACTGGCTTCGCCAAATTTAGCTTCCAGTTCTGCAACCGAAGCTTTGAGGTCTTCATATTCTTTGATTTTTTCTTCCTTCTCCAATTTCTCTGCTTCAAGATCCTTACGGTATTGTTCGTCCCGTTGACGGATTGCATCAGCAAAGGTATCGGTCATAGAAGCCACCGCCTCTTTGGAGAATTTCTTCTCACTAAGAAGATCCTTTAGTTCATTTAGAGTTTTTTCAAGTTCCATATCAATAATGTTCTTTTCGTTGTTTACATTTAAATTACTGTTTTGTGAAATTTTATCCCTTTTATCAGATATAAAAACTTTTGCAGTTTCCTTGGGGGCAGAGTATAACCCCTTAACATCTGCGGCTGGATTCAAGGTGTAAGCTATACCTAATGGATAAATGTCGCCCTTAATAAGCCTATTGATGGTTTCCCCCTTGTCAGTCTTACCATTCCCTCCATAGCTCCTCAAAAACCCCTGCATTTCTGCTATTTCTTCAGGATCAGAAACGATCCTAGCTTTACTCAATTCATCACTCCCAACAGCTAAAACATAATCATTAAATCCAACTTCCCAGCTGGCTGAGACTTTTTGGAATTGTTTACTATTTTCGTCTAGTGATTTTTCTACTAAGTTAGTGAAACTAGAATTTATAGTCTTATACAAAACAGCTCCCAGAGCGATGTTAAAAGGCTCTTTCATAGAAGCGGCAGTTTCCTCCTCTATAAGCTCACTTGATTTGTAATCACTGTAACCAGCTGAAACAATATGGCCCACAACTTTTTGTTTATCATGCTCGATATTAGTGGGTTTATGAATAAACTTATTAGTGTATTTAACGGCTGTGGCTGCATCCATCCCATCACCATTTTTGTTAAATTGGTTTATAACGGCAGCGTTAAAAGCAACACCCATAAGATCGACATTTTCATTGTAGTCTATTTCTTTTGGGATAAGAGGCTCTAAGTTTTTTAGGGAAGCTTCGGAAATTAAAGATGCTTTATTTATCTCACAAGATAATAAAGGAGCTTCAAAAGTCGCGGTATATTTGTAATCCATATTTACTCAGAGTCTTTTTTGTTAGCTATATCATTCAAAAGGCTAGCGTAGCTTTTCTTAGGTTTATCCTCTTTGCTTTCTGACTTTTTCCCTTTTTTACGTAAAAGTTCAAAATCCTCCTTGGTTACCTTGCCATCTTTGTTCTTATCAAGAGCAGCTTTTTGTTTTGGAGACATTCCAGCTTCAGATTCTTTTATCATCTCTTTATGCTTCTTCATGAACGATGCGTGATCGGGACCAGCCATATAAACAACTTTTCCATCTTTCCCCTTATGTGAGTGGATGCCAGTAAGCCCCATTTTCTTAGCATCAGCCAAAGCCTTGTCTTTAGAATCAAAATAGTGTTTATTGACATCTGGAGAACCATAACTAGAATATTTTTTCTTTTTAGATTGACTCTCTTTATTTTTATCTCCGCAATGCATTGCTTCAGATACATCAACTTCGATACCGTTTTTTGTGTATTCAAAATTATTTTTCATGACTATGATATAGAATCGCTGCAGGATAAGTCTCTAAAGAATGTTCAGACGATATATCCACTTTTAAATGAGAGGCCATTTTCGCTTTAGAGTCATGTATGAAACTATCGATAGAATAGATTGTTTCTTGGATATTAGCCCTAGAGTAAGTAGCATTAGCTAGAGGAATGCCAGTAGTCCCTTCTGGCCTACCACTTTCTTTTCTTGGGCCTGATGGATTGCCCGAAGGATCAAATACAGGAACTCCACCAACTAAGGGGTTAAAATGCCCCTTTTCGCGCTCTTCAAGGAATTCTTTTTGAGCTGACTCTAATTTGTCAGGTTCTGGGAACTTTCCATTGTGGAACATTTCCATTCCTTGTTTAGGGGTAATAATTCCCAATTCCATAAGTCGAGTAGAAGCTCTCATAAGTTGAACTTCATCTCTCATGTCAATATCCTTCATCTTAGCTTCAGGCCAAGAACGGAAGCCTAGACCTTTAGCTATCCTCTTGATTTCTTTATTTAAAAAATCATTCAAGAACCCATGCCGAGACTCTTGCAGCCTATCAATAAATATCTGGGCTTTGACTTGAGTGGAGTTAAACTTTTCTTCTCCCACAACAATGTTTTGTAAGCCTTGTTTGATATCTTCATTGAGTATCTGATACTTTTCAGGACCAAGAACTAAATTTAACTCAGGAATCACAAATTCAGCTTTAGTAGTGTAATCAGAAACTAGAACTCTGCCCACACTTTCATTTTTGAATAGGTTCTGCATTGCAGCCATATTATTTGGATTTACTCCTCCCTTGTCTGGATCTGCCCCCATAGTTATAAGCAAAATGACATTCTCTACAGTCCGTGTGATGGATTGGTCCATCTTTTTCAATTCAAGCTTAGCATTGATATCATCAAGAACTGGAAAACCAAATGGCACTGCAAAAGGCTCATAGTCCTGTTTCTTATAGAAAGAGAAGGAAAGCCTCTGAGGGTCTAGGTCTATACTTATCCCCTTGTTAGTGAATGATCCTCGTTGAATGGATTCTTTGATTTCATCATCTAAAGCATTAAATATAGCAATATCCTCTTCTGTTTGCGGATTAGCTAATCTAGCTAACTCATATTCAGACAACACCTTTTGATACACTCCTCCGTAAGTGAAGGTTGTAGCCCTCTTAGCTATAACATCATATGGATTAAGTAGAATGTACTTAAGTGGAATCTTATTGTCAGAAGATCCAATGGTTCCCACTTGATTGATTAGTCGAGCATAATCATCAGCTTTGAACTTTCCATCAATACGGTAAAGGAAAACATTACCACTTCGATAATATTCCCTAAAATATTGATCCTTAAGAGCGATTATATTAACTTTTTTAAACCATTCATAAAAGAATTCTCTACTCTTTTTGGAGCCTCCCTCCAAGTAAATATCAGTGTTCGTAAACTCTGACATAATATCTATAGCATTCCTAAAGACAGCTACATTACAATAAGCTTTTTGGCATAGTTCTATAGCATCTCGACAAGTTACCCCTTCAGCAGAATACTCATATGGCAACAATCCCAAACGGATGCTAGAGTAACGGTTGTGTAAGTTTGTATAAGCAGCACGATTGGTCCTCGACCCTGAAAATCCGCTTGTTGATGCTCCCTGCCTTCTAGCTTCAGATACATCACTATATGAAGCGTCTGAAGTATAGAAAGGTTCACCTAATAGGTCTGGTGAGGTCTCCTCACCTGTTTCGCTAGCATGAGATGGATGGTCTGAAATGTTAAACTTTTTCCAATATTCAGAGCGCTTGGTATATTTTCTTTTAGACATGAGATACAAATTATCTTACACCTCAAAGTTAACTTTCAACTTTTAAAAGTTAAGAAATAAACATTGGAGTGAAGGTATTCTGCTGATCTGAAATATCATCTGATTCCATATCATAAAATACATTCATCATCCAGTTACCTAGCACCAAGGCAGAATAAGAGTCTTTACGGGCTTTATCTGCGCCAGTTTGTTTTCTGAGGTTAGGTGGCAGATCGAAGCTCTGCGTACCTTGTGAAGATGTTGTGATTTGAACCATAGCGCACTGGACTTTAATTAGATCCATCATATCTCTCTGGTGTTCTACAAAATCAATCATTCTAGCTCCTTTTGGCCCTTTTTCATTTTGGTCATTCCTTATGAATTTTAACTGCTCAATTGGGACTCTAGACTTTCTTTGATTGTTGTAGTCATCATTCATGGCTGCACCAGCGAAGAATATACGTTTATGATCAAAAGCTGATTGTAAAGATTCGTTAGCTAATCTAATCCAAGCTGATGTCGGCTTCCTTAAGAATACGAAATTTTTATCTGATTTGTTGTATTGATTCCTAAGTCTCCTTAGATTTTTATTATAGTCTTTAGACTTATCAAGATCAGCCTCTATAACTCCTAAATTAAGATTTTTCTTTTTAAATATATCGCTTTCATTACAAGAGTTAATAAATTGTACACCTCCGTTGTAATCACCAACCACTGCAGATATATTGAAATGTGTAAGCACGTAAGCTATATATTTAATATGAGTCTTCAAGCTAGCGCCTGATAAAGCGTAGCTGTGTACTATTGTGCCTTTCTTAGTTTGCTTGTTTAGTTTTATAAGCATCATGGCAAAATCATCAGAACTTTCACTCTCAGACCACGATGGGTCAAAAGCTAATATGTATTCATCTCTAGGATTGCCTATAACTTCCACAGATTGACCCTCACCGTCAGGTATGGTGCAATTAGCCATCTTACTCACCTTGAAGTACCCTGAGCTATCATCAGTGAATATAG